AGAGCAGGATGCGCTGTCTGATACGGCGATGGAGCATGCGTATGAGTGGTACACGTCGGGTCCCCGGCAGAGGCTCCAGCCCGGAGGGGCCATAGTTATTGTAATGACCCGCTGGTCGCTGAAGGATCTTACCGCAAAAGTGCTCAGGGCCCAGGGGTATGCAGAAAATGCGGACCAGTGGGAGGTTGTGGAGTTTCCGGCTCTGATGCCCAGTGGCAAGTCGTGCTGGCCCGAGTTCTGGAAGCAGGAGGAGCTGGAGGGGGTCAGGGCTTCTTTGTCGGTTTCCAAGTGGAATGCCCAGTGGCAGCAGAATCCCACCTCTGAAGAGGGGGCAATTATCAAGAAGGAGTGGTGGAACCGCTGGGAAGAGGACGAGGTTCCCGCCCTTGAGTATGTAATACAGAGTTATGACACGGCTTTCAGCAAGCGGGAGACGGCGGATTACAGTGCCATTACGACATGGGGGGTATTTTATCCAAAACAGGAGGGGTCCCCCAGTCTGATACTTCTTGATGCCAAGAAAGGCCGCTGGGACTTTCCGGAACTGAAGAAGGAGGCGCTTGAGCAGTACAGGTTCTGGGAGCCCGAGACGGTAATCGTGGAGGCCAAGGCGTCGGGCCTGCCACTGACGCAGGAACTGCGCCAGCTTGGCATCCCTGTTGTAAACTTTACACCAAGCAAGGGAAACGATAAGCTGACGAGGGTGCATTCCGTGTCGCCGCTGTTTGAGAGTGGCATGGTATGGGCACCGGACGAACGTTGGGCGGACGAGGTTATTGACGAATGTGCGGCATTTCCGCACGGCGAGCATGATGACCTTGTAGACAGCACCACGCAGGCCCTGATGCGATACCGTCAGGGCAATTTCGTACAGTTACCGAGCGACGACTGGGTGGACGACGAGCCGTCTGCCCATCTGCGGAGTTATTATGGCTGATAACAGACTGGCTGCACTGATACCGGATCCAAAACCCTCCTGGCTTGTCCGGGCCATGGACCCTGAATCACCGACCACGGACCAGAACGAGACAGTACGCAGCGCTTCCAGCTATGTAGAGGATCTTGGTGGGGAGGTTCTGTATCCGACAATACGGATGGGCAGGGACGGGCTTTACAGGCCAGAGGATCCCCTGAAGGAGTCTTTGGACCTTGGTGACTACATACTGGTTCCCGGACCTCCCGGTGCGGAAACCGCCTCACGGGCCACGGCCCTTTCCAGGTACATCAGCGACACCCTGATTGGCGGTTCCCGTGGCAGTTTTGTGGACAGCCCCCTGTATGAGAGGGATTTTTAGTGGCTGAACCCAAAACCAGGTATGAGTATGGAAGGACCCCGGAGGAAACTGCGCCGGGTCTCTTGGGCCTGTTCAACTTTTTGAAGGGTCCCCTTGTAGACGCATTTACACCTGTTCGGCGGGAAGTCATAACACCTTCAAAGACAACTTACACCGACATCGATGGCATGTTCAGGCCTGCCTATACTCCAGGTGTATACGGGGCTCCGGAGCGCGGCCTCGAATACATGCCCGTGGTCCAGGGAGCAAGATCAGCCTACAACTTTCTTGGAGACCTGATATCCAGCGGCAAGACCCGTGAAGAAACCGCCAGGGTGCTTCGTACAGGCATAGCTACCCTTATTGAAGACCAGAAACGTGCAGCCATAAACGCTGGAAGGAGCGGTGGTCTTGGATATTATGACCCGGAGCAGAAACGCGCTGTACGCTGGGACCCCCTTTTGGCTATGGGCCCCTCTGCTATGGCAGGTGCGCTGCTCCCCGTAAAGGGTCCCGGCGCTGTTCTTGGCATGTTTGCAGGGCGCGAAGCGGCCACGGCAGACCTGAAAAAGCTTGCCCAGGCCGAAAAGATGGCCGCAAAGGGCCATTCCCGCGAAGAGATATGGGATCAGACGGGATGGTTTCGGTGGATGAGGGACGGCGAGCCTGTCAGTCCATGGAAGTTTGAGATATCAGACCTGGGTTCAGAAGTATTCTACAACCCAAAATTCCAGACTCCTACAGGCAAGCTGAAAAAATCCGGGAATCCCGTACTCAGTGATTTTTTGGAACATCCGGAGTTTTTTAAGGCCTTTCCCGGCAGGTTGTTGGCGGCGGTCACGCAGAGTGGTGGCGCGCTGAAATACGCCTCCGAAGAACTGCGCCCGGATACGCCCGCTTCTTCGATAAAATCCATTGAAAGGCAGCGTGCCGTTCTTGCGGCGAAGCTGAAAGAACTGAAAGCGAGCAAAAAAAGTGTCGATGAAAAGAGCGCAGAGTACAAGGAGTTGCAGGATCAGGACACGGCCCTTATCCAGCAGTATATTGAAGCCATGAACGACGCGGGCAAACTCAAGGTTCCTGTCTCAGCGGGGGCCGTGCCTCCCTTCAGGGACAAGGGAGTGCGGATGGCACGGCCTGTGTCGGATATCGAACTGGAAACAAAGTCCAGCAAGGACTGGGGCAGCGCGCACTATAACCCCCATACGGATGTTATAGGCATTAAAGGCAGGCACCTCCCGCCGCCTCCGTTTGAACTTTCCTGGAGGGGGAATTACGTCACACCGTTTACCGGCCCTGAATACAAAAAGGCCCTGGACAAAGCCCTCGAAGACTTTAGGAAGGCTGGCATATCATTGGATAGATCCATAAGCAGAAACAGAACAGAGTACAGTCTCCGGAAATGGGGTGCCACCGGGGCCCCGGAAAATGCGATAGATCCCAAAAGTCTGCCGAAGCACCTGAAAAAACAGTGGGACCAGTTGCAGGAGTTCGGCACGATCCACACTAAGAAAGACGCGGTATTTAAGGATAGAACTCCTGCCCCAACCGGGTACTTCCGGAGTGCGGCACTTCACGAAGGACAGCACTCCATTCAGTACAGGACTCCCGGATTTGAGGGTGGTGGAAACCCCCGTGAATTTTCAAAGACAGTAGTAAAGGACCGCACGACGGGCAAAAAGCTCTCTCCAGCGGAGATATACATGCGGACACTGGGAGAAATGGAAGCACGGCTTGTCCAAGCACGGAGAGATTTCCCCGATACGCAGAGAAAGGGCAATCCCCCCTGGACCAGGGAAGGCGGACTGGACCGCCCGGAAGGCGACCTTATTTTAAGAAAAGACCTTGGGCATACCGACCCCTGGGATATTGACAAGCCCGCAGGAAAGAGCACAGGCGGCTTCGTAGACAGACCTTTATATGAAGACGCAAGGATGATAGGCTAGGTCATGGCGGCATTTGGCGCAGAGGGATATGGTGAAGACCAGCTGTCAGACAGCCAGCAAGGGAACGAGCTGTCCCTTCAGGATCAGCTAGGCCACGCCGGAAAGGCTTCTGGCATCCTTGGTTTTCTGGGTATGGTTCCGAGCAATCCTGTCAGTGTGGCCCTGAGTGCGGCAAATCTGGGGCTTTCCGCCCTGGATATAGCAAATCTGGGCTGGCAGGGGGCCGTCAACAAGGCTCTGGGAACAGGATGGCGAAAGGACCTGTTCAATTTTACAGTTGGTGCCCCACCAAACAAGCAGGTGATGTGGCCGACCTCCTATGGCTGGGACCGGGGTGATCCCGATCCCGACTGGAGCGAGGCACAGGCAGAGGGTGTTGCGGGAATTGACACAAGTTCAAAAGGAACGGTTGGCGCAGGTGAGCACTCACACGACCCTGAAGGAGCCTGGACCGATGAGCAGATAACCTCCTGGAACGCAGCAGGACAGCCCCCCGGTATGACACAGGCTCAGGCGCAACAACGTGTAGATCAGGCGATAACTGATTCTGAGGCTGAAAGCCTTGGGTATGGAAAGGGTTATGATCTGTCTCAGGAGGGTCTGGGATATGGTTGGGGTCAGGGCGCAGCGGATGATGCCGCCGATGAAGACATGGGGTTTGGAGTAGATAGCGGCTGGGCGCGGGGCGGCCATGTCAGGAAATACGCTGGCGGAGATCTGGTTCAGGGAGAGGACCCTCCTTCCCTTTCTGATCCGCGTACAACCGTTTCTGATCTTCTTCGGGTTGGTTCAATGTTCAGGAAGCTTGGGCTTCCCTATGACCCCCGGGTTGAGGCCAGAGGGTTGCAGGGAAAGCTGCCCGGAGACTTTTATGACAGGGCCAGCGGCAGTTTTACACTAAAGGGTCCGGGAGGCGTGGCTCCCGATTTCCATGCCTTTGCCTCTGGTAAAAGGCTCTCTGATGCCGCACCCCTGTCCCTGTCTGGTAAAAAGCTATCGCCGTATGACGAGGCGGGGTTTAGAGTGAGCAGGCCGCTCGGTCCTGGACAGCTTTCCTTTCAGAGGAAATGGGCAAATGTCGGTCCAGAGGGAAATCCAGTTCCTTCGACACCTTCAGACAGGCTTTCCCTGAACAATCCTTATGGTATTCCCCTTTCGGCATTCTATCAGGTACAGGAACTGCCCGGAGGCGGTCAAAGCCGCATCCGTGGTGGTTCGGTTGCAGCGGGTCCTGTTACAGTATCCGGTTCACAGGAGGGGTTCTCAAAGAAGCTCCCTCGCGGGGTCTTTGGCAGAAAGACCTCGAACATCGGCGCATCGGCTCGCATGCCTGTTGGAAAGCGCGGTATAATGAAAGCAGGCGTTGCCCGTCAGAGAATGAAGGACCTTTATAACCAGTTTCTTCTGGGACGCCGCGAGGTGATCGACTACAAGGGCGGATACGGATACAAGGGCCATGGTGACGGAAGCAGTTATGGTGTGACCGCCCTCCGCAGGAACGTGAAAGATGGTCCGGGAAGCACGGGCCTTGAAGCGTTCTATAATATGGTGAATCCGCTAGGACTTGGCGGCAGGCTTGGTCTTACGGGCTCTGCTTCTTTTCCGGACAGGGGCAGGAATGCCGCACAGCTCATGGCACGTTACGGCATTAGGTTTTGAAATGCCCCTGACGGAAAAAGGCAGAAAAATAAAGCGCAACATGAGAAAGACTTATGGTAAGAAGAAAGGCACGGGCGTCTTTTATGCTTCCATAAACAAGGGTAAGGTTAAAAACGCAGAGAGAAAGAAGAAGAGGAGAACTTGATATGCCAAACGTAATGGGTCGGGAATTTCCGTATACGCCACAGGGCGTGGCGGGTGCGGTATCCGAAGCGGCAGAGACTCTCAAAAGATTTGTGAAGAGCTTTGAAGGACATGCTGATCCTGTAGGGGAAGCTGCCAGGGCTGCGGTTGTGTCCGGGATATCGGAGGAACTGGTCCGGGCTGCGCTACAGTATCTGCCAGAAGTAGCACAAATCCCTGCGTTGCCACTATTGCCCCCTGGAACAGGGAGATATGGAATCAGTCCCGCTTCGCTAAACCTGGCAGACCAGGATCAGGTGGATGCGTATTATGGGGGCGGTGTTCCGGGCCCTTCTTTTTCTCCTGGCCCCGGACAGACAGCGCCAGACCTGCGAAATTACATGAATACTGGAGCCTTTCGAGGTGTCACTTTTGGTGACCCCTATTTTGAAGACCAGCTTCTTCCGGGAGGTGGTGAAGTACCTCGTCCGGGAGGTGGTGAAAGACCCCGTGGAATGCGCGGCGGTGGCATGATGGGCTTCCGCCCTCTTGGCTACGCTGACGGGGATCTTGTAATGCCGGAGTTTTACGATGCCCCTGTCGATGCTTCGACAGGCGTAGGCAGAGCCGTTGGACAAGAGGCCTTCGGGCGCGACCTCCCGCCATCCAATTTCAGGTCTTCAATGGGAGACAGAGGAGACGAAGGCGGAGCCATATCTAACGCAATTGACACTGTACAAAACCTTGTTCGGCAATTTGCGGCACAGGATGTTCCGGACCCTGTTAAGGCGGCTGTAAATGCTGCTATCGGAACTTTTGGAATTCCCGTCGATCTGGTGAACAGTGCTCTGGGGGCTCTGGGAATTCCTGTTTCAGATACCCCCATCGGCGGATCGAGAAACATAAAAGAAACCTTTGGAATGCGCCGCGATGGCACTGTTGAGCTGAACGATCTGATAGATACGAAGGATATGGAAGAGGCTATAAAGGCCCTTTCTAATCGAGACACTGCGGGTATGAGACAGATGATTGATAATCCGGACAGGGGTGCTGTGGAGCTGCTCGACACTGACATCTATCCGGACGACAACTGGACGCATATGTATCCGGATCGTCCCCATGGCCCCGAATACTACGACAGGTATGGTCAGGACATGGCAGACAGACAGTGGGTGGAAGGTTCTACGGGAATTCCTGTGGGGGTATCTATACCGGGAATTGACGTTGCCGATGGCGGGTACATAACCCGTAAAATGAACCGTGGCGGCATAATGAGTCTGCGAGGCTACTAAAATGGCCAGAAATCCCCTTCCCCGAAGCAATTTCGGAACGGCGTCCCTTGTAGAGCGCAGGAATGAAATTCCTCCTGTGGTCCTTGAGGAGGGAACCGGTGCAGAAGTTGAGCTGGAAGAGGGTGCGGTTATTGAAGCACCGGGTCTTAACATAGAGCTTGAGGACGATGGTGGCGTTGTCATTGATTTCGACCCACGGTCCATGGGCCCGGAAGACGGTGACTTTTATGACAACCTTGCGGAAAATCTGGACGACCGCATTTCGAATGCTGTTGCAGCCAATCTGCTTGAGCAGTACGAGGCCAACAAATCTGGCCGCAAGGAGTGGGAAGATGCCTACCGCACCGGGCTGGAGCTTCTGGGTTTCAAGTACGAGGAACGCGCCGAACCTTTCCGTGGCGCGACGGGTGTAACGCACCCTCTTCTGGCCGAGGCTGTGACACAGTTTCAGGCCCAGGCTTTTGGAGAGCTTCTTCCTGCCGGAGGTCCTGTAAGAACAGAGATAATCGGCAAGGAAACACCGGAGGTGGAAGATCAGGCGGATCGGGTACGTCACTTCATGAACTACCAGATTACCTGTGTAATGAAGGAATACACACCTGAATTTGACCAGATGCTGTTTTATCTTCCGTTATCCGGGTCAACGTTCAAGAAGGTATATTACGACGAGTTCCTTGGAAGGGCTGTAAGCAAGTTCGTTCCTGCCGAGCAGTTGATTGTGCCGTATACGGCGACCGATCTGGAAACCGCAGAAAATGTGACGCACGTCATACAGGTTACGGAAAACGAGCTTCGCAAGAAGCAGGTAGCAGGTTTCTACAGCGATATTCCTGTTGTGGCGGATCAGGCTGACCCTTCTCAGGTCCGTGAGGAAATGGACGAGATTTCCGGTGTTGAGCCCACGTATCTTGATACGGACGTGACACTTCTTGAGTGCCATGTGCATCTGGATCTTGAGGGTTACGAGGATTCTGGAGAGGACGGCGAGCCTACAGGCATAAAACTGCCCTATGTTGTGACCATTTCAGAGAACAGTGGAAAAGTACTGAGCATCCGCCGGAATTACAAACCGGAAGATCCGGAGAAGAAAAAGACGCAGTATTTCGTGCATTTCAAGTTTTTGCCCGGTTTCGGGTTCTATGGTCTGGGTCTGATACACATGATTGGTGGTCTGAGCCGGACGGCTACGGCTGCACTTCGCCAGCTTATCGACGCAGGTACGCTGTCCAATCTTCCCGCAGGCTTCAAGTCCCGTGGTCTTCGCATACGGAATGACGACGATCCGCTGTCTCCGGGTGAGTTTCGTGATGTGGACGCACCAGGGGGTGCCATCCGGGATTCCCTGATGCTGCTTCCTTACAAGGGTGCGGACCAGACACTGTTTCAGCTGATGGGCTTCTGTGTAGAGGCAGGTCAGCGTTTTGCAGCGGTGTCCAGTCTTCAGGTAGGAGACGGAAACCAGCAGGCTCCGGTTGGAACCACCATTGCGATGCTGGAGCAGGGCGCAAAGATAATGTCTGCAATACACAAGAGGATGCACTATGCCCAGAAGGAGGAGTTCGACCTCCTGTCAAAAGTGTTCGGGGAGTATCTCCCCCCGGAATATCCCTATAATGTGGTTGGAGCAGAACGCTCGGTAAAGGCGGAGGATTTTGATGACAGGATTGACGTTGTTCCCGTGTCTGACCCCAACATCTTTTCAATGGCGCAGAGGGTCACACTCGCGCAGACAGAACTTCAGCTGGCGCAGTCGGCTCCGGAACTGCACAACCTGCATGAGGCATTTCGTCGCATGTACCGTGCAGTGGGCGTCAAGGATGTAGATTCCATACTTAAACCTGTCGCTGAAGGTGATCCTGCGCCAAAAGACCCCGCCATTGAGAACTCGGAGGCCCTGGACAACCAGCCTCTGGTGCCTTTCGAAGGACAGAACCATGACGCGCATATCATGGCGCACATTGTTTTCGGGTCTTCCGGACTCGTTGGACAGATGCCGCAGATTGCGATGGCGCTTCAGAAGCATGTCATGGAGCATGTTTCGCTGAAGTCCAAGGAACAGGTTTTTGCCCAGTTTTCACAGCAGCTTCAGGGACAGCCGCCCAGTCAGGAACAGGCCTTGCAGATTGAGGCTGCGGTTGCTGATCTTGTTTCGCAGGGCATGCAGGAAGTAAAAGCCCTGAGCGCACAGATCAGTGGTCAGGGGCAGGAAGGTCCTGATCCGTTGATCGCCCTCAAGGAGCAGGACCTGCAACTTCGCGCCCAGAGAGACCAGAACGAGGCCCAGATGGATCAGGCAAGGCTGGAACTTGACAGGCAGAAGGCGCAGCAGAATGCCCAGCTTGGCGCAGAACGCATCCAGTCTTCCGAAGATATCGTACAGGCGCGTATAGATGCGGCAAGAGAGCGCGAAATGATGAAACAGAGAGAAGGTTAGGAGATTGTTATGACCGTAGGAAAAATTCGCAAGGGTATTGAAGTCAAGGATCAGGGTTTTGTTCCTTATAATGCCCCCAAGGAGCAGAAGACCCCGAATGTCTCGAAAGCCACGAGGGTTTCAGGCAAGGCCAAAGGCATGGGCGGCGCTGTTCGCGGTGGAAAATACGTCAACTGTTAGGGATATCAACATGAAATGGATAAACAGCAGAATCAAGGAGCCATCCACGTGGGCCGCTGTCGGAGGTGGAATCGTGGGTATCGGGGTGCTTACAGGGCAGCCCATAGCGATAATTGCAGGCATTGTCATAGGTGCCGGAGGGTTTCTTCTTAAAGAAAAAGGCCTCCTTTAGAAGGATGGTGGTTTGCGGAAACGAGGCCTTTTAAAAAGCATTGCAGTAGCTGGAGCTGTTTCAGCTATCTGTGCGTATCTGAGTCCTGTTCACGCAACTGATACGGTCACCTCTTCGACAGTATCCTCCACCGTAAGCAGCAGTTCGAACACGGTATCGACCTCCTCTGGGAACACCGTTGTGGACAAGACACCGTCCACGGCCAGTTCGCCCAGTGTGGTGGTGAACAATTCCGATGTCTGCGTGACGGGGATTTCAGCGGCTGTGCAGACCGGATTTCTCGGACTGAGCGGCGGCAAGACCATCCGGGACAAAAACTGTGAGCGACTGAAGCTGGCGCGTTCCCTGTACGGCATGGGACTGAAGGTCGCAGGTGTCAGTCTGCTCTGTCAGGACAAACGGGTGTTCGATGCCATGATGGCGGCTGGAACGCCGTGTCCGTATGAGGGTCAGATAGGCGACAAAGCCAAAAAGGCGTGGCTGGAGAATCCCGGCAAGGCTCCCGAAGGAACTCGCCTTGTGCTTGAGGCAGGGAAGGCAGCGGAGCTGAAAGCGGAAAAAGAGGCGGAGAGTAGCGAAGCCGAAGCAGATCATGAAGATCCGGATACCACGCCATGAGAAGCTATTCGCTTTTTTTGCTGTTCTGTCTGTCCGTCCTTGTCGCGGGTGCAATAGTCCTGTTTCCGTCTCTGGTTTACGCGGAAGACAAGACAACCGACAATCTTGCACCTGCAATGAGCGGCTTCACGGCGTCCGGCGGAACTTCCGTGGGCAGTGGACAGGGCTGCCAGAGCGGAAAGTACTGCACCTCCGGAACACAGGGCGGCGGCGGCACCTACACCTCCAGTTTTGATGTGCCACTGACAGAGGGGGAAGTACGAAAAGGATTTACCCTGAACAGCGGTATTACGATCAACAGCCACGTCAGCAACTCATCCCTTGATAGCTGTACCAGTGTGATGCAGTCAGGAGACTGCCGCGACATCTTCAAGCTGACCATAACACTAAGCGACAGCGGGACCGTAGTAGAGACCTTTGCCCATCAGGAGGAGATGAACTGGACAGGACTGAAGGATTTCAGCTTCACGGATACGGTCGCAGAGAACAGCTATGGCGTCCTTACCGGCATGTTCGCCCTGTATGGCATCGATGCGGGGTATCCGACGGGGTTTTACGGGCCGCAGTTCAGTGACCCAAGTCTGACGATTGATTACCAGACGGTGCTGATACAGCAGCAGGTTGAGACAGATATCCAGAACCAGATTGAACAGGCTGCACAGACGGAGGCTGTTCAGGTGGCCGAGGTTGTCGTGCCCGCGACAACGACCGAGGCGTCATCGTCCCCACCGCCGCCTCCTGCCACAACTGCACCGGATACGACGACCGCTTCGAGTGATGCCGCTCCTGCCGCCGAACCCGCCGCTGAAACGGCTCCTCCCGCTGCACCGGCAGCACCAGCGGCACCAGCGGCACCTACGGTTCAGTCCCAGTCCTCGTCATCTGACACGGAGGAGACGACGGAAGCAGAGGCGGAGGCAGAGATTGAGGCAGAAGTGGAGGCCAGCAGTGAGACAGAAACAGCTTCCCCGGACAGCAGCGAAGAGTCAGACAGTTCTTCTGAAACAACTGAAACAACTGAGAACACGTCCACGAGTACACAGCCCAAAGCCACTGCCAAGGTTAAAGCCGCCAAGTCAGCAAAAACAAAGGTTCGCATGTCTCAGGCACAGGCTGCTGAGACGGTAGTGGCCAGGATAGCTCCAAGCCAGCGATATGGAGCCAGCGCCCAGACGGTTACGATGGTGGCGATGGGCATGATGTCGCAGACAAGGGGAATATTCAAATCTGCGGGGATTTCAGATGCACCCGTGTTCTTCAGGAAGACATCTGTCCCTGATGGCCCGAACATGGTCGATTATATGCAGAATTACGTGGTTTTTGGCACTTCAAACGGAATTATGGAATCTCTGATTGAAAGCCAGTGGAGAAAGTAGATGGCTGAAGTCGAATACAAGGGCATAAAGATAGGCGGCAGCAAACTCCTGCTTATCCTGCCGTTGATCGGCACCCTTGGCGGTGGCCTCTGGGCAGGCTTTGAGTTCTACAAGGACTATAT